GGTCGGCAACAGTCATTTTTGTATATGGTTGGGTTCCGTCTTTTGGGTCAATAATCTGTTTCTGCATTTGATTATCCCCCAAACCGTTTCTACTATTCTTTCCTGTTAACTCATCATAATACCCTGTTGTTAAATTACTTTTTTCTGTTGGTCTTAAAAAGTTCATTTTAGCAATGGACAAAACTCTAACCTTATCATCAGGACTACCCCCAACAGATAACTTTGTTCTTGGCACAACTTCGGCTTCAAGATTAGCATACATAACCAAATTCTCATGGTCAACCAATCTTTCTCTAATATTTCCAAGTGCATCAATAGTTTTATTAGGGTCAACAACAATAATATTATTGTAATCAAACTCCACTAAAATATTGCCACTATTATCTCCCTGTAAATTACCTGCCATAATAATAAAAATAATCCGCTAATGCTGCTTTATAATCTTGTAATGAAGGTAGTAGCGGAAACGGAATAATCAATACCGCACCGTCATATATGTAATTCTCCAACCCACCAAACTCAGGGTTTGCTTGAAGAATTAACCAACCAAAATATGGTGAATCATAAAATTCTTGAGATACAACATCTAATCTACTTCTACCAACTTTATATACGTAAGTCTTGTCCGTTGTCTTTTGAGCTATATTAACAAAAGGTACAACAGTTTGTTCACCGTTGATTAGAAATTCATTATACCTGTTCCAATATTGATATGCCATTAGTTAAGTTTTGCTTTAGATATAAATACGTTTGCAGGATTTTCATCATTCCACGTTTTATTATTTGTGTTTTGGTTTTCAATCCAACCTAAACCTTTTATTAATTTTTGTTGTGCGTCGGTATTTGCATCAACAGTAGTGTAAGTAAACGTTCTTTTCTTTTTAAGATTAAATGGTGTATATTTTAAGAAATCTTTTAATCTATTTTTTTCCATATCCTCAATAAACGCTTTAGTAATATCATTTTCCTCAACAAATACAGGTTTAGCTGTCTTATCCCAATAAGCATCAAACGCTGTACTAATATCACCTGAACTTTTACTTGTTAATGCAGTATTAGTAAGTATATTACCAATTAATGCATTTTTAAAGGATTCATATTTTTTACTATCAGTAACATCATTAGAAACAATCATATAAACTCTTCTAAAGATATAACCATTAGTATTACTATCAAATAATGAATTAGTACTAAATGGTGTGAATACTTGTTCTGTTGGGAACTTATAATTTGGTTCAAAAACTAATTTACCTGTATACGATTTACCGTTGTATGTAAAAGTATTTGCACTCCATACAACAGTATTAAATTCAGTGATACCACTTTTTATCTTTTTAATATCATTAATAAGTTCATTCATAGTGTTTGTAACACCTTGTGAACTTGGGTCTACCTCTGTTGTTCCTGATATAATATAAGAAACTACTTTTCCATCTTTTATTTGGTACCCATCAGTACCTGTGTTTGAATATGCTGGTACATTATATGATATTGTATTTACCCTTCCAATATAACCTATATAACTTTGTTGAACAGAAACCATACCATTTGTTATGTTAGTAACAGCACTTTGGAATGAACTTCTTTTATTTTTAACAAAATTTGAATAGTTTTCTTGAACTTGATTAATAAGACGGTTTGAAAATTGATTAGATTTATTAAGAGTACTAATAAAATCTTCGTTACCATTCTTAATATCTTTTTCTAACTGAGCAAAAATATCGTCAGTTCTTTTTTCTAAATTATAAGGTTTACCAAATAAAATTGTTTCACTGTCTTTAGTTAATGTAAACTTACCATTCTGATAAGTTCTTTCCATCATCCATTGTTGACGGACAGCATTATTATATTGGTTTACAGTTTCCTTGTTTTTATTAACAACATTGGTAAAATATGTTTGAGTTTCTCCAACCACTTTATCCATAAATGTACTATAGTTAATAGTCCCTGTTTGACCACTACCAGTAACAACATTACTAGTAACAGTTCCAATTGCTTTGTCATTAGTTTGACCGTTATTTGGGGTTGTTTGATTGATGGTTGGCGGTCCAACATTACTTGCCGCTGATTTTAAGAATTGAGCATCAATAACTTTATAACTTAAATCGGTTGCGTCTGCTCTATCATCATAAATTTCAGTGTTAGCATAATAATTGAATGTTAATGCATTTTGTAATTTATCAACAGATTCTTTTAATCCACTACCACCAACAAAGTTAAAACCTAAAGTTACATTTGCAATCATAGGTTGAACCCCAATACCCTCAGGATTTATATCTAAATTTTCATATTGAATAGATAAACTATTTGGAATTATTTTTGTATTATAAAAATCACCAACTCTTAACACCAAAACTGGAGGAGCTCCAAATGCGGTGTTAGTTGCATCATTATAAACAGGTGTTGGTGCTCCGTTAACATTTTTAATTGTTGGTATTGTATCACCAGGTCTCATACATTGTTGTAAGAAAGTCAATCTTGAGTTAAGACCTTCAGGCGTAATTGAGTGAAACGCTGGTTGGAAAAATTTTAATTTATCTCTAAGGTTATCATAAACCATAGGTGTTTCCTCTTTAATTGTTTCAAAGTAATCACATTCAGACAATAAAGCACGTAAAACTCTCTTACTAATATTATCTTTGTCAACTCTTTTTTGTTCAATAACTGGTACCGTTTCTGTTTTTGTTACAACATTTCCTGTTATAACAGTAGTTTCTTTTGGTGGTGGTACCACTTTAGGAGCTTTTAAAGTTGATTGAATATTAGAAATGTATGCTCTTCTACAAGCCATTGCAGTTGTAGTATAAATTTCTTTATTCAACGATTGACTATCACCATCATTATCAGTACAAGAAACACTACTACCAGGTACAAAAGTTTGAGTTTTATCATCAAACTTCATAACTTGAGCATTTTCACCTAATGCCGCACCAGCTCTAACAATTAATCTTTGTGGTGTACCTGTAACATATTTTGTCATTTTACTGTTACCCGTGATGAATATCATTGCAGAATCTATTCTCCTTGCTGCTAATTTATCGTTATACGCTTTTTTAGCCGCAGCGGATGTACTACTACTAATAATAATTGTTACAGTACCTTCAGGGTTATTTGTAAACTGCTTATCTAATTCGTCTATTAATCCTTCAAGTTTTTGTTTATTAGATATAACCACACTATCAAAAAATGATGTGGTTTGTTGGGCAGTGCTTGGAGATTGTTTTTGATAATATTCTTTTTGGCTAATATATGGTGGATATACAGTTTGAAAAGGAGTATTCTCTTTTTTCGGTATATCATTATCAAAATAAAACCCAAGTTGTTCAAAAGTTTTAAGCGTTGCTTCAGGTGAACCTCCAGTTCCTGTATCACTAGACAATTCAGGAGTTGTTTTTATAGTACTAATAGTATACTCTAATTGTTCTCTTGTTAATTCTTTTGAAGATATCGCTTGTTGGATGTCATACAAATCGTTTGGTGATATTGTATAATATTTTTTGGCTAACTCATATAAATCATATTTTCTACATCCTGCAAAGAATGATTCTAAAATGCTATCAATTCTAACTTTATTGGTTTCATTACCCAATACTTTATTAACAATAACATTTAAAACAGATGGATGGTCAACAACTATTTTCCAAGTTAAACTACCGCTTCTACTCGTACTTTTGTAAGTATAGATTGGTTCTGGTCTACCAATGAATTCGTGAGAACTCCAATTGGCTTGCACCGTTTCACTAAACGTTAAACCATATGGTGGGAACCACATAACTCTACCACCGTTTGGTCCTCTTTCACATACAGGTAAGTCAGATACAGCATATCCTGGTGTGTTTGATGTTCTCCAAGCTAAATTTTCTAATGAGAACATATATTTTTTAGCATAAGCCGTATTATAACTTCCAATTAAGTTAGTTGAATCTTGTCCACCTTCCTGTTTGTTTGGAGCAATGTTTAGATTATACGTCTTATCTAACACTGAATATGAAAATCTTCTACCTTCAGTTACAATACCATCAGTTTTTTGAAGGTCGTTATATTGAAGATATGGTACATCTTTTGCAAATACTCTACAGTATTCGGTTCCAACTTCTTGTCCAATGGCTCCAGTATATTTTATAACTCTAGAACCTTTAGTCATTTCCTTATACCCATCATGGAACACTTTACTAACTTGGTCTATGGCATTACCAACGTGTTGTAGTCTTTTACCACCTTGTGGTTGACTATCAATAATTCTTTGAGTATCGTCAAGGATTGAACCTTGTTTAAATTTTCTTTCGGTTGATTCAGTTGAGTTGTAAGATGATGGCTTAAAGTCTTGGTCTTGGTCAGTTATTTCACCACCAATACCTACTTTTTTACCAGCATTACCTTTGTACTTTGGAGACACCCAAGTGAATCCACCTTCAATACCACCACCGTTACTATAGGTAGGTCCATTAGCACCTAAACGAATTTCTTTACTTGGACCCTCATATAGTTGAGCTAACTCAGACGGACCATATACTGGTGATTGTTGTTCATTACCAAATGCATCAACAGGTAACGCCCTACTTGGTGAAAATACTCTTGAAGGGTCAGAACTTATTGAACCAACATAAAAATTTGAATTGTTTGTCTCAGTACCTACAATAGCACCACCTAATCTATCAAGTAAGGTTCTATCATAGTTTGGCTTATATCTATTGTAATTTATGTTTTTCCATAAAATAGATTTTTGTCCCGCACCTGTATTGTTATAAAATATCTGTGTACCAGTCTTACCCGCACCTAATAAATTACTAACAAAGTTACCTACCGCGGCAAGTGGATTGGCTAATAAAGCTTGTCCAATTGTTGTTGGTTGGGCAGGGTTAATATTTGGGTCAAAATATGAACCAGGAATTAATGAAAACGGAACAACACTTCCACCCAATCTAAGTGCAAAATCCGCCGCAGCCGTAATAGGATTGGCAGGAACAGTAATTTGATAATTAGGTTCAATTAACGGAACTCTACCTGTTAGAATATTAACAAGGTTGGTACTACTATTAACATTTAAAAAGTTGGCACGACCAATTGTTTCTCTAATAATCGCCCTACCAATTCTTTCTTCAAATTCTTTCTTAAGTGTTTTGGCACCTAAACGAGCAATAAATGAATCTTGACTTAATAATCCATTACTACCTGTTGGGTCAGGATTTAATAAAATAGATAATGGAGTATAAGACGAAGGATTAAATACCGATGGATAAGGTTGATTATTATATAATTGTCTTGCACCACCAGGAATTGAACTTGAAATAACATCTGGTGTTGTTATATACTCACCAGCATCATACTGTTGTAATCCACCATTACCAAAAGGATTAATCACCAAATACGGTGGAATACCACTACCAAATCCTTTTTGTGCTGCAATCTTGGCTTGGTCAATGATATGAGCATCTTGTTGACCAGGACCGTACTCACCTTGATTTGATTTAGTATTTAAATTACCTGAAATGTCAGGAGCTTGTTTGTACCCACCATCATTTCCCCATCTATTAAGTGGGTATTGTTTGTCGGCATAGAAAGTTGTGTCAATAAGACCATCAGGACTATCTACAACCGATAAATCTGATTGAATAATTTCGTAAGTTGTGGGAGGCACAACTTTAGTAGGGGACTTAGCATAAGGTACTAAATTCCTTGTTATAAGTTTTTTTCTAAAACCTTCACTACTAATATAATCTAACGGACTACCCATTTATACTTTTCTTAATAAATAGGTTGATAGTGTTTTTTTATAAGACATTTATCTTTTTTCAAGCTCTTTTGCTTTTTGGTTATAATATTCGTAAATCTTCTTTTTAAACTCTTCAGATTCAAAAAATGTCTTAAATTGTTGTTCACTAACACCTGCAGGAGCTTCTACTTTAATAGTTATTGTACCACCAAAATCTACTTGGGAATTAACATTTGTTGTTTTTGTTTTTGATTCTGGTGTACTCATACCACTTCCTTTACCAAAAAATTGACTTCTTGTTAATGGCTCAACTTTTTGAGTTCCTGATATTGCACTTGTCTTATTACTTGTTGGGGTTATTTTTTTTTCACCAGTTAATATTTCTGAAGCATATTTTTTGAATTGTTTTTCAATACCACTACTTCCTGTTATGTTTTTATTAGTTTCTTCTAATATATCTTTTAAAGCATCAATACCTTTTTCCCCATACGAACTTGCTTTATTTTTAATCTCGTCTTCAATTTTTGCAATTTTAATTGCAAAATCAGCATCACTTATTTTACCCGTATCTTTTTGAGTAAAAAGTTCTGCCATTTTACCAACAGCATTGTTAACGCTTTTTGTTATTTCAGCACTTTCAGGCACATTTTTATCAACGGCACCTGTAACGGCTCTTGTAATTCTATCCGCACCTGTAATATTACCTCTAATTACTGAAGACCCCGCAATTCCATAGGTTCCTTTCGCAACGTTACCTGAAACAGCTCTTTCAATATTTTCTAAAACATCTAATTGTTTTTTCTGAATATCCTCTAAAGTTTTTGGAGCATTTTCCTGTTGTTCCCTTAATTTTTCCATCTCTTCTTGAGTAATATCACCTAATCTTTTGGTTTCAACTTCTCCTGTCTTGTCATTTTTTAATTGAACGGTATACTCCCCTTCTTTATTCATGGTAGCCATATTGGCTAAGAATTGTTTGTCTTCTTCACTATCAAACTTTAGTGACGGATTAATGTTAGAAACTCTCCTATCTAAATCAGCAGCGGCTAAAGCAGATTTACTTAATGTACCTCCAGCTAAACCAGCTTCTTTTTCCATTTCTCTTAAAATTAAAACACCCTGTGGATTAATTTTAAAAGTTTTAGTTTTTTCGTCAAAAACTGTATATTTTTCACCAACCCTAGCCAAACTGTTTTGTAATCCTGTTGGGTCGTTTATTGACTCATTCATTAAAGCAAAGGGGTCAGTTAAATTACCCACAGATACCCCTAACCTTTGAAACGCCGCAGCCATATTAATAGCTCCTTCGGGGTCAAGTACTTTATCCGCAAACGCAAATGTTTGTTTCATGTCAAATTTTAACATTGACGCTTGTGCCGCCATTTTAGCTAACCCTTGGACCCCACCATCAAATTGGAAACGATTCATCTGTTCCATATTTTTGGTAACATCCCCCATTACGTTTTTAGCATTTAATCCAACACTTTGAATGTATTCAATAGAACTTTCTAAGTTTGTCCCAATTTGGGAAACTGAAATACCAACACTATCAAAAGAATCAACTAAATCCTTTGTGGTCCCACCCAATATTGTTGTTGCAGCATATAATTTACTGACTTGGTCTTCAGTTGCAATAACATTTCTTCTAGCTCCATCTGCAATACCAATCATAGTATTACCAACATCACTAATATCTCCACCCAAACGAATAACTCCAGCAGCCGCTTTTGCGACTGCATCATTCATTTCGTCTAATCTGGTCCTACCTTGTAAGAAAGCGTTATTTAATTTGTCCGCTTCACTATACATGTTACCAATAGCATTTAAAATTTGGTCCATAGGTTTACCCAAGTCCTCAAAAGTTTTTTTGAGGTCTTTGATATTACCTTTGTCATTTGGATTATCAGTTGCCATAATTTACAATTAGTTTTATATATAAATAGAAGAAGGACTAAAATTTAGTCCTTCTTATTTTCTTCAATCCATTTATCCAACAAATATTTTCTTACAAATATCGGCATTTGATTAAAATCTTGATATGTTATTTTCATTAAATTATTCAGATAGTAAAATTCATCTATCTGACTTTTCCTATAGTTAGAAGAAAGGGCGAAAAAATTCGACCCCAAACCCAACATTCACTGTTAGCTTTTCTCCAGACGGGGCCATAATTGTTTTATTCATATCTAATCTAGGTTCATTTTCATTCATGAACTTTCTAACAAATTTTGAATCTGAGATTGGCATTGATTCAACAAATTTTGCAATGACGGATTTATCATTTGAGCCGTCAACCTCAATAATTTCTTTTTGCATTCTCCAAGTAATTTTTGGTACAACTCTACCTTGTGGGTATGAATCCGCTAATTTACCAATCTCCAAAATTTCACCATATGTTAGTGGTTTAAGTTTAATTGTTGATTGTGTCTTTGGTAAATTAATAACGAATGTACCATCATCATTAGGTTGTTGACCATTAATAATTGGTAACTGGTCTAATGTTACATCTGTTTGGAATGTTTTTTTAGTTCCAGGGTCTGTAAGATTTAGAGTAATTGCAGGACCAAATCCTGTGTTTCTTAAGAAAATTAAAATCGCTTCAACATCACCTTCAATAAGGTCTTCAACTCTCATATCTGGTTCATATATTTTTGCTCTTAATAAATTAAGTGTTAAATCATTTCCACCCGCCATTATAATATTTTCATCGGCAGCGGTTAAATAACCAACTTTAATTGATTTCTTTTTGTTTTTGTAGAAGATACCTTGAGAAGGTAATGGTACCACATCGTGTGGTAATGTGAAATTTTGTTGACCGTAGTCGATTGTTTGATTGTCCATATAAAAAATTTAACCGTAAAGTTTATTGCTCTACGGTTAAATATAATTAGATTTAAAAATTCGTAAATAGTATTAGTAAACTAACACACATCTATCCATTCTTAATGTTGCTGAAATTGTTGCTAAACCATCAGTGTTATATGCTAATGAGTCAAAGTTAACATCTGTTAAGAATGTTCCATAAAGAATCCATTTCTCAACAACAACTCCTGTTGGGTCCAACATTTCAAGGTCAATATCTTTTTTATAACCTGCAGCATAACCCATACGACCTGTTACTGATTCAGCATGTAAACGAACCCACTCCATAAGAGCTTGAGCCGCTGAAGGTCCAATAGGGTCACGGAATTTAACTGGGATTGTTTGCCAGTTGAATCTACCTGCAACATATGTTGAGGTGTTTAAGAATGGTATTTCCGTTGCAGCAATTGTGATGTGTGGTCTAGCCGTTGACTCAACAAACCATTCGTTTATACCCAAACTTGATGGAAACCTTAGGATAAAACGATTCTGACGTTTCGGTTCGTAAGGTATCGGCATTTTCATTAATAAATCAGCCATGTTATTTTAATTTTTTTTAAGTTCTTTTTTGTTTATATCTATAAATATAGTCTTGTTAAAAAATTTTTCTCTTTACTTTTAATTTGGTGAGATTATTCTTTATTTATATTCCTTTTTAATGCCTCCAGCAGTAGAATAAGTCTTAACTATATTATCTGGTTTATCTTTAAAATGTTTACTCATTACTTCTACATTTCTTATATCATCGTCTGAAAATCCTATACTAGGTTCCGTTGGAATGAAGTTATTGGATATGTCATTTTTAATATATGCTTTTTTATTAAGTATACCAGCCATTCCTTTTATATAGGACACAAATTCGTCCATAGCTCTAACCTTTAATTCTTCTGGATTGGCAGCACTTCCTTCACCAAAAGTCACTGGATGATATTTGTTTAGTTCTAAATATGATTTAATTAAATCGTCATCACTCATATCTTCCTCACCGACAAACGTCCTATATTTTTTTAGGTTCTTAATTAGTTGGTCTTTATCAATACCATTATACCCACTAACAATATAATTGTAAACTGCTTGTTTTAATGTTTGAGGATTATGACCTCTTGCAGTAATAATTGAAAAGATTGACCCATTATTAATCGCTTCTCTAAAGTCACCAAATGCTGGTCCTTCTTTAGCTCTCATCGCATCAATTAAAAAATCTTTATCACCCGCAGTTCTAAAGTTTCTAAAAGGGTCTTCAGCAAAACCAACAATTGTTTCACCTTTATATTTAAAAGGATTTTTACCTAAGTCATGTCTGTGTTCAGCAAAATCATCAGTACTCATACCAATTTCTTCACCATCTTCACTCTTTACTACAATTTTTGTTGGCATATGAACAATATTGTCATCCCAATCAAAAGCATAATATTTCATGTCTGGAGTTCCTTCTCCTTTAAATCCTTCTTTAATTTGTCTTTTCATACTTTGGCAATTAAAGGGGATACCGAAGTACCCCCGTTAAATTTATTAGATATTTTCAAACGAAGCTCCTGTTGGAGTAATGAAGAACTCAATATCTATGAATTCTAAAGCCTTCGTTGGTTTTAAGTAGATTTTACCTACAAGTCTGTTAGCATCTAAATCTTCAGGTGTTGAAGATACAGTTACACGGAAATCGTATAAACCTCTATCTCTTCTGATTGAATCTAAGATAGGGTTAACACTATCTAAGAATTGTTGTCTAACAACTTGGTCGTTTTGTTCGAACAATAATCTTACTGCTACTGCTGAAATCAACTTACGAGCTTGAAGTAACAATCTTCTTACGTTCAATCTGTTAAGTGCTGTGTCAGCAACTTGTAAAGTTTTGTTACCCCAAATTACAGTTCCAACATCAGAGAAAGTTGCGATAGGGTTGATTCTACCTTGATACAATGTATCTCTGTCAGTTTGTGTAAGTTTTTGTCTAGCTTTGATTGAGTTTACAAGACCTCT